GTCAGGCGACAAGGCCCCAAGGCTCTGCTGATAGCGGCGCATCGCGATCCCGATGGGGCCCTCCATCGCCGCGTGGTGTTGCAAATTCTCCTCGGTGAACCACCCCACGGCATGGCAGTACCCGAGCACCCCCTCGAAGGCACCATGATCCAGTCGGTGGACATGCTCAAGAGTCAACGCCGGCGTGACGGCAACCCGCGTCAGGAGCCCCAGGAGCCACGTCATAATCGCGTCGTCCTGCACCGTGGCGGGATACTGATAAAAGAATACCGCCGTCGACACGTCGCGGCACACGACGCTGTAGCGTTCGGCGCCGACGGTCACCGCAACCGGAAAGTCCATCAGCACGTCGGCGCGGTCCCGGCAGGCATCACGCGGCGGGCGCGACCGCCGGCTGAAGGGTTCCGTTCTGTTGGGCGACGTCATCGACGAGCCAGAAGGCTTGCAGGCCGGCCAGAATGGTGAAGGCGTCGTCGCCGAGCCGCTTCACGAGCTCCACCGTCAGCACGGGCTCGAGCGTGGCCCGCGCCACGATGCGATACATAGCTTCGAGATGCTCCTCGCGGCGCGAGATCCGTTCGGCGGATGACAACGTCTCGAGCCATGCGAGTTCGCGCTGCACGAGCAGATCGGCTCGGCGGATTGCGTGCACCTCTTTCGTGAGCGCTCCCTCCGCCAGTTCTTTCTCTGCCAGTTCTTGGTCAACCGCCCGCTCCCAAGCCTGGAAGGGCTCGGGCCGCGGGGGCATCAGCGAATGAAACTCGGTGCGGCTCACGCGGCGCACGCGCACATCGCCCCCCGTTAGCGCGATGATCTTCTCGCTCGCCGCCATGAGGACTGTCAGATTTAAGGCTTGCATCGCCGGAGTCCCCTATACGTTGTCGAACAGATACGAGTAGTCATCATTCGCCGCGCTGAGCGTCGCGAGGCCCGTGGTCGGCAAGGTCAAAATCCCGTCGCGCACGCCGAGGCCTTGCTGCACGATCTGCAACTGCGCGCCGCCCGTCGCCCCAAAGCGGACCTTGCATTGATTCCACGCCACCGTCGTGTTGCCGATCTGGAAGGTGCAATCCTTGAGGAGTCCCGTGTTGATCGCGGAGTACCAGCCCGAGAGCGCCTCGCGATCGACTTGGGGATCAAAGTTGATGCGCGGGTTGCGGTCCATCACGGCCGCGCCCGCGATCCCGTTCACCGCGTTCTCACACGGCACGAAGACGACGGTCTGCCCCTGATTGAACGAGACATCGCGGAAGCACGGCGCATAATTCGTCGTCCCGATCTGAAAGTTCGCGCCCTTGAACGTCGGATAGCCGGGCGTCAGGACGAGCGTCCCATTGACATACGTAATGTCGGCAATCTCCTCGAGCTGCCCGGAGATCGAGAAACTCCAGCGCATGCCGCCGCCGACCGTGATCGCCCAGCTATGGGTGCCCACGCAGCCCGTCATCTGGATGCTCCGCGCCGCGCCGCCCGGGACGTCCTGGATGACGTAGACGGTGAAGTTCTCCTCGGTGTCGGTCTGTTGATACACGACGGAGCTCGGCGTGGCGGGCGGCGGATTCGTGAAGGTCCGCCCGAGGCGGCAGCAGCGGAGCGGCCGGTCGATATTCGGCACGACTTCGGGGCTGTCGTCGTAGGCGGCGCCCGCCCCGCGAAACCACATATCGAAGTCCACACGCGCGGTCTGCGCGCCCATGATCGAGGGCGCCCGCCCCATCAGGCCCGAAGTCATCGTGTTCTCGGTTTCGTTCGCCGGCGGCGTAAACCGGATCGAGTCGGTGATCACAGGAATGATGTCGGCCGCCGTATAGGTGCCCGCGAAAATGTCCGTGCCGGGCGTCGTTTCGACCTTCATGGCGATCTGCTGCCGAATCTGCCGAGGAACCTGCATGGGCCAGACCTCCCTACGCCAGCGTCATCACTTCATCGAAGATGAGCACATACCCTTGGCGGAACGCGCGGTGGTGCTCGCCGAGAATCCCCGGATCGAATTCCGTCGTCCCGACGGGCCACAGGCTTCGGCATTCTGGAATGCCCGGGAGCGCCTCCGCCCGCGCGCAGAGCGTGTCAAGGACATCCTTGCGCAGCCGCAGACACCACGTATCGGCCGGCTCTTCATTGCCTTGGACGTAGCCGACGACGTCGAACGCGAAGAGGTTCTTGTACCCCACCGCGCTGCCCACCGTGACCATCCCCGCGACGTCCTCGCCGAGCTCGTAACTCGAGCCGTCGACCGCCATCGTCGCGACCAGGAGCGGGCACTGGCCAATCGCGGCGAGCGTCTGCGGCAGATCGCGCGCGACACGCGGAGGATTCGGATAGGTCCCGCCCCACGGTCGCATGCCGGTCATCCCCTTGAGCATCTCGATCACGGCGACGAGGCCCTGCTCTTCAAGCGGCTCCATCTAGCCCTTCAGGAAGCGGCCCATACTTTGCGTCGCTTCATCGAACGCGAGAATGATGTCGTCGTGACTCTCTTCCAGCGCCGCCTGTAACCAGGGGCGCGCGGCTACGCCGGGGTGATTGATGGATCGCGTTTCGACGATCACCCCCCCAGGCCCGCGAAACCGAAACAGCTTGCCGCGGGTGGCCGTGAAGACGCCGCCCGCGAATCCGGTGTGCAGCATACGCAGATAGAAGACCGGCGACCCGATCGTGCCGGTCGACTCCGTCGGCGTCGACTTGATCTTCGTGCGCAATGACGCCAGCCCGCGGCCCGATCGCGTCTTCAGGAATCGCCCACTGAGGTTCGTCTTCGCACGCGCCAGCACGGCTCCGACCGACTTCCGCATCGCGACGAGAAGTGCGTTCTGGACCTCTCGATCGGTCGGGAGTTTGAGCGCGAAGTTGACCTGCGCCGAGAGTTGAACCGGCATCAGGCCACCACCAGGCGGCGAAACGGGTTGAGCATCTCAACCGCGCGGCGCGGCAGGCCCGCATCGAAGAGATTGAGACTGCCGCTCGGCATCTGGACGGTCGTCACGTCCTGCAGCCCCTTCGCCTGATCGTTCCAGATCTTCTTCACGACTTCGAGCGCGGCCTCTTCGAGATCGCTGGGCACCGGCGGATACCCCGCCGTCGGCGTCAACGCAAAACCCCCCGAATAGGTCAGGAGCACGTTCGCCGGCCCCGCGTAGGCTGGATAACTCGTGCTACCCCATCCCGCGGCGCGGTAGAGCATGTCAGGCGTGAAGGTCGGATCCGTGCACGACCGCATCACGATCACTTGGGCGGACGAGGTCAGTAGCAACGGATCCCCGTCCGCTTCCGATCGCCATACGGTCTGCACAATGCTATTGACCGTCACCGTGATCGGCTGCGTGACGGCGATGGGCGTATGCGACACGAATAAGTCCGTCGAGCACGGCCCGCGGACGCGATCCGTATGGGTCGCCTTCGCGAACGGCCGCCCACACCAGCTTTCGATCAGTGATGACGCGCGGTTGATGACCTCCTCGAGCCGAGGGTCATCGGCCGACGTCATGCCGCCCGGCTGAATGAAGGCCTTCGCCGCGTTCAGCGTACACAGCGCATTGGCATTCAGCGGCACCGCTCACCGCCCACTTAGCCGCGCTTTCTGCCGCGCGGCATCGCTGCGTTCTCCTCGGACTCGAGCGTGGCCGCCTCCGGCTCGGCGGACCGGCCGCGCGCAAATCCCCCCTTGACCCAGAGCACCGCCTTGTCGTCGGGGAAATCGCAGAGGTCACCGACCGCATACTTCCGCTGCTCGTCGGAAACCTCCATCAAGATTTCGACCAACATGATTTACGCCGCTGGCGGCTCAGGGTTCTGGAAGACAACGTTGCCCGGCTCGTTCACGGTCGGCTCCAGCGGATCGGGCGTCGGCGCATTCCCGAGGTTCTGCGTCTCGCCCGTGCTGGACTTCGGAATCGCCTGCGCCTTGTTGACCTCTTGCTTCAGCTTCAAGAGTTCCCGTTCAGCGTTGGCCACTGCAGTCGCTTTCTCGTCGGCCATGTCAGTCCCTCCTATGAGGATTAGGTTGCCCTAATTGCTCAAGTCGTGTAAGCCAAATATTTAACCGGATTCGTCCCTGCATTCAATAGGTTACCGTCCGAGCGAGCCAGGGCTAGGAACGCGACTTGGTGGAAATCGGCGTAGCGTTCGTCGAGGCGGATCAGGGTCACGCCGATTTGATCCCTGATGATATATTTTTGTAACGCCCCGAACAGGACGGCGCGCGTAGTGGTGGTTTGCGCCGTGCTCATGTCGTTGTTGATGACGACGGGATACCCGAGCAGCGTGCCCGGCGAGCCCGGGCCCCCGCCCGCCGTCGGCGAGCCCATCCCCGACTCGAAGTAGGGCTGCCAGATCGGGCGGCCCGTCGAGTCGAGAAGCTTCTTGAAGCGGGCGACGACCACGTCGTTCATCATCCACGCCGCGCCTTGGCGCCGATAGGCGATGTCGACCGAGTGCTCCGTATCGACGAGGTTCAGATACGTGAACCCGCTCGCCACGGTGCCCGTCGGGTTCAGGCCCGCGGT